TCGCTTGTTGTTGTGCAATTTGCAGTTGCTGTGCACGTTGGTTGCGCATTTGCTCAACAACACGTTTAGGACGGAAAACGTCAGGTGATACGCCGTTAATTTCAACGTATTCAGCCAAGAATTTATCAGTATCGAAATTGTCGAGTACTTGAGGGTCAACTTGTGCAACCTGCCCAATCATGGCAAGAGCACGTTCAAGAATTGCTGAGCCTGAAGATTTTTGTGCAAGGGCAAGAATGGATACAAAGTTGATTTCTACATCAGCATTTTGAATAGCTTCAGGTGCAATTTGGCGTAGGTATTCGTTATCTGCTAAAACACGGTCAACGCAGATTTCAACAAGTGGACGCAATAGCTCATCAATCTGGCGTTCAACTACTGGTCCAAGCATGAGCATCTTTTCAGACTTACGCTCATACACTTCTGTTGCTGTCATTTTTCCCTTGTCAAAAGCATCGAGCATCATGAATAGATCAGTGTGAAATGAACGCTTAACGCGCTCTTGGCACTGTGCAATCTGCATCATCACACCGTTTAAATCGAACTGTACATTCAGCATCGATTGAACTTGTGCCACCTGACCTGTTGGTGATGCTTGGTAGAACGCAATACCATTTGGCAATGTCTCGCGCTCATGGCCCTTAAGATAATCAGGTAAAAGTAAAGGGGGTCGAACTTGATAATCCACACCAACCGCAATTTGTTGATGACCTTTTTGCAATGCTCGTAAATCCCCTATGCAATCGCTTGCAGGGCCTTCACCGTATATATCACTACTTGAAACTGTCCAACGCCCACAAATTACTTGAAAGCTCATAAGCCCGCTTTCACGTAGCAATTTTCCATTTGCATTAGGTTCATAGTAGATTGATGCGAAAGGCATGTTTTTAGGGCCAAAGCCTTTTGCATCTGGTCGCTCATAAATTGCATGACAAACTTCAAACTCTTGTTCAAAGTTATTATTGTCATATGCACTTTTCACCGAATCAGATACGTTTTCTTTGCCAAACTGGTTGACCATATTGATCGTGGTCAATTTGAACTTACGATATACGCCGTTTGGTTTATTAAACTCATCCGTTGTAATTGCATATTCGCCAAATGTAAGCGGGATTAAATCCATTAATTCGGCTTTTGAATTACGCCCGTGTTCGGGTGCTAATGCCGCGCCAATACCGAAAGCGCCTTCTTGCATGTAGATGTGGTGTACTGACCGATAGACATTGCTTCTTGCAAAAGCGACATAGCATGCATCTTCAACAGCTTTGAGCCATTGACGCACTTCAATATCTTTTTGCAAAGATTCATCTGCGGCCTGCAAAGTGAACCACTTACGACTTGGTGAACAAGTGCCAGAAACCATACCCGCAGCAAGAGTTTTTAACGAGTCTTTACCTGTGTTATCTACGATTTTTGACCATGCAGAACGATCGTGCTTTTCTTGGTTTTTGATTGTCTTGATAGCAGAAGGCAAAACGTGTAGAGCCAGTTCAGCACAATAGTCGTCCATATCACTAACACGTATCTGCCAAACGGCATCAAATCGTTTTTTTAGCGCTCTGATATCGTCTTCAGTCATCTTAACCGCCTAATAAAGTTTTCTTGCCTAGTCGCAAATCTTCTGCATTAACGCCTTGTGCATCTGTATAAAGCGTAGTAGCAATACCGCCAGACATAGAGTTTTGTGCTTGCTGTACACGGTCAATTGTTGCCGATGAATCAGGCGATTTAGAATCTTGTCGTGTTGGCTGTTTTGGAGGTGCTTGTATTTGTACAGTTGGCTGTTTACTTAGCCCCATTGCTTCACCAAGCTGACCGCCGATCATTCCACCTGTTAAAAAATCTAATGCTTTGTTTACGCACATTTCAGTAACTCCAAAAACTTGTATTTCCATTATGTCAATGCAAAGTCTCAAAGCCTCTATTTCCTGTTGACACTACGCATATGGGTCATAATCACGTCTTGCAGTCGAGCCGTGAATTGACTGCAAGATGTGGCGTTTAGGCGTATCAATTTGCGCATTGATAATTGCAGAGCCATAGTCGGGACTACGGCCAATACGCTTAATAATTTCCTCACGCGATTCCACTTTGATTTTTGTACCTTGCAAGGCCCAACGTGGTGCGGTTAAGTCTGCTAAAAGCTGCGGTTCAGGAGGCAAAGCAACTGTACTGCCGTATGCAGGGTCAAGGGCTTCGCGGAATTGCCACCAGAGTTGTGAACGTAGGTTATAGAAAGAAAGCTGACCCGATCGGTCGAAAGAAGTTGCAGCATTGCGAACATCAACAGGAATTACATGCATACCCGATTGCTTTAAAAAATCGTAAGTACTTGCACCAACCCCGATGACATCGACATGAATGGGTGCATGGTCTCTTACATGCGATACCGCAAAAGATGCGCTAGTCGGTCCGTCTGGTGAGTCTTTGCCCTCAAGCACATTTGCACGGTCATACCAATGTTGATAACGGGCATAACCAATTGTGTTATCGCCGCCCCCACGTGCAACGTCTAAGCCGTAAGAATCCATTTTGAAATCGCCACGGTGCAACATGCGCATTTCTGCTAATTCTTTCCAACGTGCTTGTGCTGCTTCTACCCATTCTGTCGGGATGACTTGCCAAGGGTCATCTTCAATACCCGCGCCGAAATCGCCGTATAACATTTGTGACCTCAAAGGTTCAGGCAATGCTTGTAAAGTACTCATGTAGCCTGTTTCCATGTAGTACTTGTTATCTGTCACACGTGCCGGAATGAACGTGCGTGATTTAGGTTTAATGATGTGTTCAGGTTTATAGTCGTTAGGGTCGAAGTCATAGACGATCTGATCCTCGATCAATACAAATGGCTTATTGCTTTCAACCTCTTTGTCTTTCCCGCCAATACGTGCAAACCAACGAAGTTCACCGGGCTTTGCAGGGTTCGGATGACCCTTCTTAATCCAAGGGGCAAA